TGCCGATTCCAGAACAGGACGGCACCGTCTTCGAAGTCGTCCTGAATGTCAGCAGGAATCTCGTCGGGCAGGATGATGAACCTGACCGCGTAGTACGCATTACCCTTGGCAGACGTACCAACCTGCACGTCCTGGACTTCGCCCACGTAGATTCCGGGCGGCAGTTCTGCAGGGCGCTCAATATCAGAGAGCGACTCCTCCAGTTCGATCACGTCAAGGCTTTCGCCGTCGTCAATCATAACAATTCCTCCTGATAGCAGATGGAACAGCACCTGCTCACAATCCCCGCCTTCGCGAGGACAAGGTTTCAGATACTCACTGTCCTGAGCCGTTCGGGTTAATCTTCATGCCCTTCTTGGCCCATTCGCCATACCATCTCGCTATGGTCATCTGGCCCTTGTCAGGCAATTCCGCATTGTACTTCAACTCAAACTCTGCATCACTGCTACTCGAAAACATACGCGACTTCATTGGTCTTCGGAGACGAACCGAGCGCACCGCCAGCCTTCGATTTTCTTTGTTTGCCGACATATGCCATATCTCCGACAGACGGAATGTTACATTGTTGACCAACTGCCCTCCAAGCATGATGCTTATGTGACTCACAACTTCCTTACCGTCGCGAATTTCCATTACAGGATCAGCTTCGTGCGCAGTAGCAATCAGATGTACCCCATGCTTCGCAGTCACCCTGAGCAACCCTGTCAGCACCTTCAGCATTAAGGCATTGCGAGCACCGTACGCAGACTGCCCTGGCTCCTCAACCGTCGGGATGAAACCGCGTCTGCCTGCTCCAATGCCCATCTCTACCGACCGCTGCAATGCCATATACACCAACGCCGTTACTGAGTCACACACAACTGTCTTGATGTCAGTATGCTGCGAGAGTATCTGGTCTAATCCAAAAGGATTGTCGCTTTTCCCGTGCTTGAATATCTCCTCTGGTGTGAGTCCCGACAAATCAGCCACGCGAACATCAGGACGATGCGCGACTGACACATGCTCTTGGTCGCCGAACGACAGCCACAGTTTGTTTCCAGGTGCTGTTGCCGCGAAGGTGGTCTTTCCACAAGAGGATGGTCCCCATATGAGCACAGCCATTCTTCGAGGCGCTTCTGCTCCAGTCGTTACAGCAACTGGCCCTATCTTGAATGGCAATAGCGCCATAGCCTACCTCTTTCCTATAGAATCTGCCGGTATCACTATTGCTGTTTGAATCAAACTCTTCTGCATCTCCGCAATCCGTTCGAGCACCACAGCTATACGCTCAAGCCGCGCACCGATAAACATAGCCGCACCAAGGATTGCATCCACGTCACCAAGCCTTGGCGTATCCTCTTCGATTGCATGTATCGCGTCGAGCAGTTCGTCCACGACAAGCACATTCATGTCAGTCTCCCTCTGCTGCTAGCTCCGATGGGCTTGACTTCGCAGGAACCATCTCGTTCCATTGCTCGACCCTGCCATCTTGGGTGTCGCAGCAGAACGACAACAACGAACATGGTCGAAAGTACCGATTGCAGGAATGCGTATACCGTGGCGCATGTTCATAGTTGTCCTTATACTGCTCGTACATCTCCGCCGTGTGCCTGAACCAGAACGCCCAACGCTGTAGCTGTTCGCCTGTCCTATTCGTCACCAGAGGCCACACGTCTTCGCCCTTACCTGTCGGCTTGATCTTGAGCCCCAGGATGCGTGCGTTGTAGATGTCGAACCCATACACAGACGCGGCGCATGCAAGATAGCCTGTCACCTGGTTCGACAACTGGAACGACGCCTTCCAACCTGCGTCCAGCCTCGATGCTGTCTTGTTGTCTTCGAGCGTAGAGAATCCCTTGGCGTTGTTGTACGTCAGGCCATCGAACGTCCCGATGAACCTAAACTGCTTACCGTCGTCGTACGTCAGCACCACATCGAACGTGTTTTCGATCCCAACGACGGAGTTTGGATTCTTCTTGTCCTGTACGTAGATCGGGAAGTTGGACAAGGTAGGCAAGATGGTGTCGATATACACGATACACGCCATCTCCATGTTGCCAACAGTCCTGATCTTGTCCTCTGGACTGTCCTCCCAGCCACTACTACGCAGCATCTCGAACGCAAGCACCATCATCGACTCGCGATCATTCTTCTGATCGTTCGCCTTAGCCCAGCACTTGCGCCATCTGTTTGAGTCAAACGTTTGATCGTAGTAGCTTCTCTCTTGCTTCGGCTTGCCGAACAAACGTATTGCTGTCGATAGGGCGTGCTGCGGCAATAGCTGCACTCGATGTAGTTGCCATATGCGGAGCGCGGCGAACACTTCGTGCATCAACGCTCCCGCCTCCAGCGCCATCGACCGGGCCGTTGTCTCGTACTGCCTCTGTGCTGATACCGCTCCGTACGTCGGGCACGTGTTGATGTTCGTCAAGCGACTGTTCGAGAACGGGTGCAGCAGCTTCTGTGCGGCTGTCGTTGGCGTGATCGACACTATCTGGTGCTGTCCCGGCCCCCGGTCGCGGACCTGTGGCTTCGCTCTTTTCGTAGCCAGCTTTGGCATCTAAGTACCTCCTGAGTTGTTCCTGACAGCCCTCGACCACGATCATAAACTTGGCTGGGTCTGCCCCTATGTTCCTGACGGAGAACTCCAGCGCATGAAGCGCCTCATACAGTTCGGCATCCTCCTTGGCATCGAAGTACACTCCGTCGTCAGCAAGGAACCCTGTGACACGTTTCATTTCTTCTGCCTCTGCAAACTTTCCTCGCATCGCTTTGCCAATATCTCAGCGACTTCACGAGGAAGCACGACATGCGCCAATGTACGACCTGACGGGCCACGCCATAACAGTTGGCTATGTATCTCTGCAATCGCCATCTCTAGCGCCTCTAGCGTTTCCACTTTAGTCATCCTTCTTTTGAGTCACACAGTTGCTCGCGTGCTTCACAATCGAATCGGCAAACTGCTTTGCGTCCTGTGGCCCGAAGCCGATCCATGCGATGCGCGTACCGAAGTCTACACGCACCATCTCACCGTCATCACTGATACTTACCATCAGTGCGCCTTCATCATCTGGAGTCGCCTTGCCCTGTGGGAATTCTCCGGTAGGCCCCAACCCTACGAATATCATCTTAACCATTCACTTGTCCCTCCTGTGCCTGTGATGTGCAGCCCGCCGGGGAGGAGCCATTGGTGGTGGACCAACCCGGCGGGCCTTCTTCACCCCCGCCTACGCGAGGGCATGCCTGACCTCACCGTCAGGCAAGCCTACTTCTGCGTTGTAGCAGCTTTGACTGCCCACATGGCAGCGTCTTCGTAGTGCGTCATAGCCAGTGCCCACAAACGAGCCTCCTCCGACTCAACGCCCTTGTCCTGCTCGTCATGACACAAATCAATCAGGTCGGCAGAGTACCGCTTGATCTTCGTGACAAGATCGTTCTTGGACGGGTTGAAGTCCTCCCGTACCCGTGATGCGCCTAGACTTCCTGCTGGCATACTATCCTCCTGCTATGTGTGTGACTCAAACAGTGGCCCGCCGGAGTAGCGATGGGTGGCGGAACTCCGACGGGCCTGTACGCTGGCAGAGCGGGAACTATGCCAGCCTACCTCTGTTGCCTACGCGAGCCTATTCGTCTTCTGCTTCCGTACCAGTCCAGCCAAACCGACCAGACCAATACCGAACAACAGGAACGATGCAGGCAATGGCGTCTGAGCCACTGCCGGTGCCGCTTCGATAAAGAAGCTATCCGGGCCATCGTTCAACCCAGACATGAGCGCCACGAAACCGATCGTGTCACCCACATGCACATCGTTCAGGTTCAGCAGCGCCCCGGTGATGGAGTAATCCGGGAAGCCGGTGCCGTTGTTCTTCGATGGCACGTTGCCGGTCGTCCCACCCGTGAAGCTCGCCAGCACGGTATGCGTCGTGAAGTCGAGGAAGAAAAACGAATTCAGCGTCTGCGGCTGGTTCGTATCATTCACGTCCACGCCGATGCTGAACCCCAGGCTGGTGTCGTTGTTGGCAAGCAAGAATGCCAGGAACGGACTGCCTGCACCAATCGTGTAGCCGGTGGCGAACGTGTTATCCACCAGCGTATTGCGACCACCGTTGCCTTGATCGCTGAACGCTGTGATCGAGGACACATTGCCATTGTTGCTGTAGTCGTTGTAGCCGAAGTTTGCAGGCTGGTTCGGCTGGTTGGCACCGCAGATGACACACGGCGCGTTCTGCGGCTGATTCCCGGCAGGCACGACAGCCCCCAGACTCAAACTGCCGGAGTTGGTCGTGTCCCAAGTAGCACCACCCAGCGTGATGGTACTTGCAGACGCCGGAATGGCGAGCATGAGCAACATACTCGCTAGCAAGAGCTTCTTCATTTAGCACGTCCTTCTGTTCTGGGTCTTTGTACTCAGCAACAACCTAATAGACCCTTGATCTTAGGCTGTTTGACTCAAACAGGACCAATCGGCTGCGGTACGTCCGCGAACCAATAGATGGCCAATGCTGCAATAATCAAAGCAATAAGGATTGCAGCCGCAACGTACACCGAACGTTCCATTCTCCGCCTTCGCGAGGACATGCTCAGTCGTCCTCCGGCTCGTTCGCCACACTCGCAACCTCGACGCCATCCGGCCTGCCACCACGAATGAACTGGCGCATCTCCCGTTGCTGCACTTCGTTAAGCTGCACGAACCCCTGCATGGACGTTGCCATATTCTCAACCAGCCTGGCACACAAAGTAAGCTGATTCTCCGTCTCGATCAGCCGCTCGTACAGCAATGTGAAGAAGTACGCGGGCGGCCCCTCTACACCATGAGCGCGCAACTCTCGCTGGAACTCGTTGAAAGTCATGTGTTCATCTCCGTGATGACTTCCATCGGCTCACCGCATTCGGGACACAGAGGCGTGCTATCCCTACCCTCTGCGTAGCACAGCCATGTCTGCACACCTTGACTGCACCTAGCCATGAACGTATGCTGCGGCAATATCTGCGGATACCGCGTCCTCATGACGTGATTACCCACCTGGCGGTCTTCCTGCTCTGATAAACCCGTTAATCTTTCCGCTCTCTTTATGCTCTCGCTCGTCGTCGTCGCCATCTGGTATCTCCACTATGTTACTGAGATGAAAGTCCAACTCCTGCTGATGCTGCACAATCCTGTTCAGTCGATCATTGATTGCCTTGTCGAGCCTGTGCATCCTGTCCAGGTCACGCTTCAACATCTGGTATTCACGCATGACCCGCAGTCGTTCCTTCGATACCAGATGCATGTTCTTGGCATTCACACCTGCGTAGTACGTCACAACCGCAGCCATGCGGCGCGCTCTAACCTCCAGCAGGTGGTTCTCGATCTGATCCCGTGTCTTGTCACTGAATGTCGGCTGCAACACTAGAGGCATTTTGGCTTTCTCCACCTTGGCTGATAACGGCCCCAGATCGTGCCTTTCATCCACGAGATGCCACTACCTTCCCGACAGCCTGCACCGTCCGAACGCCACCAGACTATATGGCGTGGACAACGGCAAAGACTATCTGCCCATATGGCTTCCAACAACGCTCGCATCTCAGGCCCCTATACATTTGTCGCAGTAATGATGCCATTCATCACCCTTCTTACGTGCCCTCCAATGCTCTCGGTGCAGCAGGTTCATGGCTGTATCCCAATTAGCAGTATCTGTTTCCAATACCTTATGGCACCCATTGCACTCGAAAACAATGTTACCCTTCTGACGGTCTATGGTCATCGCGATCCTCCTTCGGTGGAAACGTCACACCCTTACCAGCCTTCCATTCGAAGACTGTCATATCACCGCCGTCTGTGATAATGACTCGATTCACAATGCCCATCCTCACCGCAACGTTACTGGAGTAATGCCTCGCAGCCTTCACCGCCTCCTCAGCATCCACATACCTGCGAACGTATTCATATCCACCATTGGCAAAGAACTGGCATACCGAAAACTTTTCGTCGTTCATGTTAACCCTCCTTGAATAGCACCTACATGCAGGACAGCAACCCCAGAAGCAACATGTGCATTTCTTGAACATCTGATCCCCCTTCGCAATCTGCGCTGTGTGAGTCAAACACCCGCT